CTGGATTCATACCTATAAAAATATTTCCATCAGGTGATTCTACGACGACGTGTCGCCCATTTTCCATATATATTTTTTTCGATTTATTTTTCTAAATGCTTCGATTTGAAACTTATCACAAGGAGTGTTCACTAACGTCGGAACCCATTCAATCTCCTTAATTATAGCTTCATAGAAGACGAATTAGAGTGATATTGTTTTTTAGTTTCATGAAAATAACTTCGTCACATTCTCCCCCCTTAATTACCATCTGAACTTCTCCACAGGTTGTACCGTCGGTCTTATATCTATCACACGCTCTAATCGTGCGTTCGGTGATATCCATACCCTGACTATACCCAATGAAAGTTTTATCGATTTCACCATGTTCGTCTCGGGCTTCAACTGTCGCTTTCACGGAATATGCACCGTACTCCCATGGCTGAATGGTATCGGGGGGTGGAGGTGGTTCCGCTAAGAAAGATGCCATATTTCCCTTGAAACGTTTATTTAAAGCACCGACCGGTGATATTAAAAGAGTTGCTAACGCGTGCATTGTCATGAATGAGTCTAAATTTTTTAAGTGTACTTAAGTCGAAAAAACATTTTAACTAAAATTAAGATGAACATTTTCTTTCTTTCGTTGATTCCGGAAGAGATTGCAGAACTTTCATGTGACCAGCATGTTATCAAAATTCAGTTAGAAATTGCACAGATGTTATACACTGCGTGGTATTATGCAGGTCAAGAACAACACGTCCGAGAGTATGCACCGTATACAAAAAGCGGATCGCAGCGTGGGTACAAACCCGCACACAAGAAACACCCGATGACGATGTGGATTTCTTCGAGTCTTCGTAATTACATGTTCGCGTGTGAAATCGGGTTAGCCCTATCAAAAGAATACACGAAACGCTACGGTAAAATTCATACATGCGAAGGACATTTACTGTGGCTCAAGAATAATGTACCACCTCATTTTGATGAACATAAAAGTGATACAGCGTATTACTCGACCCAGGGAATCCCCGAATGTATGCCAGTGGCGTACCAGTGTCCAAACGTCGTCGAAGCGTATCGTACATATTACATCAACGATAAGGCTTCGTTTGCACGGTACAAAACGAGTAAACCTACTTTTATGCAGGTGTAGAATGAAATAATTTGTAATCTAATATAAATGAGTAACTTACAGAAGAAGATACCTTTTATGGCGGGGGTGTTTGGGCACCTTATTTTTCAAACTTTTGTTGCATACAGGGCCGCCGAGGCGACCTCCGGAAACGCCTACATGAAAGATATTGCTCGTTCCAATGCGTTATTGATAGGAATAATTGGTTTGGTGATACTTCTAGTGTTGAGTCTCTTGCGATTACCCATTCCTGTTAAGGTGGGGTTATTTACCATTTTGGCGTACATCGCTGGTATGGCGCTTCACGATGTGCCTAATTTACAAGAAGCTTTACTCGAGGTCGTTGGTATATTTATCAGTATGTTAGTCGCTGGGATATTCACTGTTCAGATGGGATACAAACTCGATATTCTCGGTCAGATATTATTCTTCTCACTCTTAACCATTTTGATCGCTCGCGTTATCAACATCTACGTGAGACGCACACGAGTCGAGGAAAAGAATTCACTCGTTCCCAGTAGAATTCTTACGATATTGTTTGCGCTATTTGTGGTGTATGATACGAATAAGATATTGCAGAGGAATTATTCCGGCAATTTCGTAAACGCATCGTTGGATTACTTTTTAGATATATTTAATCTTATTCGTTCGGTTGGTGGAAACGAATAATCAGACTTGCCGGGAATCGAACCCGGAACGCTGGATTAGAAGTCCAGAGTGATATCCGTTTCACTACAAGCCCATGCCCTCGACGAGACTCGAACTCGCGACCTTCGGCTTACAAAGCCGACGCTCTACCAACTAAGCTACAAGGGCGAATGGTGATTTTTTGTACTACTGCGTTATATTTAGTTCGTGATACTAGCGATAATCTCTGGATATAACGCGTTATCCTTTACCTGCTCAACGAGTCGCTTGCGATTCACAATATGTAACTTCTCAACATCCGCCTTGTTTTGACCGACATACGGCACTGCGTATCCCTTATCGCATAGCCATTTATTGACATTGGTCCATACACCGTCCTCAGAAACCCAAACTTCAGCGAGTACACGTCCAAACTTACCCCTAGAATCCGCCTCCGGGCAGCGAAGCTCAATTTCAATGTCATCCTTCTCAGACGCGACTGCCTTTAGACACCATTCCTTGAGCTTCTTCTTGGAGATAAGACCAAAAACCTTTTCCACAGTATCGCGAGTACGAGACTCGGGTGTATCGATCCCTAGAAGACGGACACGCTGCTTCGTGCATACATCAAATCCGAGATCAATGCAAACGTCAATGGTATCTCCGTCAACAACCTTTTCCAGGGAAGAAACCTTGTACCGAAAGTTGCATTCCGGAGAATTGTACGCCATTATATTCGATACATGGTTCTAGTCTTTAAACCCAAGTTAAAAAAATAGTGCTCGAGTATAGTATGTATATTCGGGCATATTCCTCGAACGATTCTTATAAATATAGACTGGACAAAACCAGGAAGAATGTACTGAATGAAATATATCAACAGCAGTCGTTTCGCATCCCGTCAAATAGACCGGTATCCGATAATTTGCGTCTTCGTCTACGATTCAGAGAAGCTGTAGAAGAAGCACAAGAAATATGCTCTCACGATAAAAATTCAAAAGAATGTCATTTCGCGTGGTATGAAGTTGACGAATTAGAAGATTCTATCGACCGCTGGAATTGTCGACACGACTCACAGTAATCGTAGCGGGTTCTTCGTCGTATGTGTAATACTTTATAGAAATACCAAATATACGTTTCATATGTGTATTCAATTCTCCGTTAATAGCCCCTTTCCAGTCTCTTAACGTAGTCTGAAAATACTCCTGCCCATCTTCACCAAATACTCTAGAGGTGAAAAATGGCTGAGAACGAACCCATTCCATGTGTCTATTCACAGTGGCAGGAACGGGTCTCTGTCCCCTATCCACGGACTCCAAAATATCGATAACGTAATATCCGTGTCTATCTGCGATGATGTTCGCTTGCATTCCCGGATACCCTTTAATATACGCTTCAAAATCCGCTCCACTTGGAAGTGTCACGTACACGCTTCGAGTACTCGATGGTAAAGGTGTATTACCAGTAGCGGTCGATATACCCGGGTGTGTGTGGTATGAAATGTAAGAATTTCTAAAAATTCCTACGATATGTCCGTTCACTTGCATTCTTTGTTGCGAGGTGAAACGTGTCGGAACGTTAAATTTAATCGTATTACCGTCGGACACAAAATCTATTTTACCACCGTATTCCCACCGTTTAAGCGTAGACATGTTGTTTATCGAACGTAATTCTTTTACTACACGTTTAGGGAGTTGTATAGATGCTTTAGTGTTGGAAACTCTGACAACCTTCGCTACCATTTCTAGATCTTTTCGTTTGGCACTGTTGGTGGTGGGTATGTAGTTCGCTGGAAGACGCTTTCGCTTACCTAACATACCTGAACCAACCGTATTTATGTTCATGACATTTCTCCTAAACAGATAATTTTCGACATTTCTGTTTCCTTGATTTATGTTCATGGATGTACCCGATCTAGGCGTGGGCATCTTACTGTAAAGATATAAAATTATCTCGTCTTGGTAATTTTGAGTGCAGACTTATTCTTAACCGCCTTAGGATCCAGTCTGTTTACACTGCTTCGTTTAGGATTGAACATCTTCTTATGCGCGTGCCAGTATTCAGGAGCTCCAACCTTAAAGTTCTTATGCATCTTCGCTTTGTACCAAAAAACACAGTCCTCGATGCGATTAGATTTACTGGTGTTATCCAAAACAATACATTCATAATTCTCGGTGCAAGCATCCATGACCTTGTTAAACATATCAAACGTCGGGAAAATACCAAAAAAACTTTTGTATAATTTTTCTCGATTCTGGATGATGTTCTCCCTGAGAATAAACACGTAATCCACGTTAGCGCGAAGAGCTGGTGGAAGATCCATACAATACTGCATCGTCAACATAAAAAAAATTTTCCAGTGTCTGCCATTCATAAAGCATTGACGAATGCACGTGTCGCGCATGAATTTATTGTCGTACATACAATCATCCAATAAGAGGAATGCACCACAATTTTGTTTTCCAGCACCCACGAGCTTTCTTTGTCGGTCCATGACTCGCTCTATAGCCTCTCTATCGTAGTCTCCGTATATAAACAGGTCGGGTATATACTGTTGATAATAATGATTACCTTCTTCAGTAGCCGATAAAACGATACCCGCTGGTAAGTGCTTCTTGTGCCATAAAATATCAGTCACGAGCGTCGATTTACCTGTATTACGTTTTCCTATGAATACACACACCTTGTCGTCGGCTATTTTAGCCGGATTGAATTTTCTCAAACGTAAATCCATCTATAATATCGCATTGTTTTATTTGATAAAATTTTACTCGCATGTATTAAGAATGGCTGGACGTTTACGCCTCGCTGTCACAGGTGTCCAGGATCAATGGCTCACCGGTGATCCAAAAATTTCATATTTTTCGTCGATATACAAAAGACATACCCGATTTTCTACAGAAGCGGTCGGTATTCCTATCACTGGAAATGTCTCACTGGGTGGAAATGCTATAGCCCGTATTCCAAATAACGTCGGCGATTTACTTCGAAGTGTGATGCTTAAACTTACCCTGGGAAAGTTACCAACCAGCTCTTTACCCGGAAATCTGTATAATGCGTCAGTTGCTACGAGCGTCATACAGCATGTCGACCTGGTAATCGGTGGACAAACAATTCAACGACTTACAGGTGACTATATAGACATATATAACCAACTCTATAACAATAAAGATGATGCAGATACAGCCCTTTACTATATGAACGGTCACAATAACCAAATTAAAATCGTTACCACACCGAGGACCCTCTATTTAAACTTACCGTTCTACTTTTTTAGGAATCCTAGCTTAGCTATACCTATATGCGCTATTACTCGTCAGTTAATCGAAATACACATAAAGTTTAAAGATGTGGATGATGACGTGACCTTTAGCTACGGAGAAGTAAATGGAAATATGGTACGCACTAAAACAGAATTGGGATCTATCGTTGAAGCGTCTATCATTACAGATTTCTACTTCATCACTCGGGATGAGATAAACTTTTTACTCACACGCCCCATGCAGTATATCATAACACAGTTACAGTTATCGACTATGCAATTTAAACCTAATGAAACGAAGAAATCGGCACTGTTAAAATTTACAAACCCCGTTAAAGAATTATTCTTTTTGGCGAAAGAAGAAAC